GATAGTTATTAATAATGATTTCTTCACTTCAACCTTTCTAACATTCTTCCTATTATTGGATTACGAACAATATCTGTTGCGTCTAGTTCGCACACTCCTACACCTTGCAATCCAAATAATCTTTCGCTAACATTATCTAATCCACCTCTTAGATGCATGGGTAAGTCAGACTGATCGGCGTCTCCATTAATAACTGCTCTAGAATACATCCCTATTCTAGTCAAAAACATTTTAATTTGTTCATATGTAGCGTTTTGCGCCTCATCTAAAATCATAAAAGAGTAGTGAAAATTTCTTCCTCTCATATATTCAAGAGGACACATCTCTATAATTCCAGCTTCCCTGAATTTTGTGAGCATCATTTTACCTAAATATTGCTCCATTTCTTCAAGGACAGGTACTAAATATGGATGTATTTTTTCATCTTTATCGCCCGGAAGATATCCTAAACCTCTACCATTTTCTACTGTAGGGCGTGTAATGATAATTTTTTCTACTTTATTTTCTAATAGCCAATTACACGCTAATCCTACTGCTACAGATGATTTGCCAGATCCTGCCGGACCTGTGCATACTGTAACATCATTTTCAACCATAGAGATAATATAATTTTCTTGATTAATACTTTTAGGTTGAAGTATTTTACGATGTGGGTTAGATACTGCTACGCCTTTAGCTTTTTGAGCTTCTTTTCTAATTCTTGATCTTGACATATGATTTTTCTCACGATACTGTGAAAGAACCGTTATTGTTTTTGTACGTATACCGATAAGTTGAATAACTGCTAGACTGCCCCGCATCACCTCCTGTTCTTTCGATGCCAGTTAAAAAATTCTCAGAACCTAAGTTTATTGTCACGCCTCCAGCTGAAATAACTATAGATCTATTATTTACTGTATCATCTATTGCTCCACTAATAGCATCTGCAACTGATGTGTGTGCATACCCTCTATCTAAAATTTCAAATGAACAAGACACGTCTACTGGATATGATAAATATTTACCTTTGATAGTATAAAAATTTCCATAAGTTGGAACAAAATTATAATTGGCATTGAATGAAGCTTCTGCGGACAATAGCACATGTCCACCCGACAATAAAGCAGATACTTCTTGTGGAAATCCAGACAAGATAAAGTCTTGTCTTCGCTTAACTATACCCTCTTCGTTAAATCCAACGAATGGTGCAGCTGATCCTTCCATAACATGCCCTGTAAATGTTAATTGCTCTGTAAAAAATCCTTCTGTATTAAATGTATATGAGGCAGACCCCATAACCATATCCGCAAAATTTAATCCTCCACCTCCAGATATTCCAATTGAAAGAGATGCTGTTTGGGGAGGTGAAGAGGTTAAATTAAACCCCGGAAATGATGGTCCAACACCATTTGATAAAAACTTTGAAAAACTAACCTCAACTGTAGGTTTTTTATAAAAGTTTTTTACTACAGATGGATCTCCCATTTTTATTATAGTTGTATTATCAAAATTTCTTGATACGTTAACAGTCTGTACCCCACCAACAGCATTGCCATTGAGGGATACAGAGTGTACATGATATTGGACTAATTTTAAAACAGCCATTAAGTTAATTCACAATTTCCAGAAGCACAAGCCATTGCTTCTTCTAGTTGAGTATCGTCATATTGCTCTTCCACTATTGTGTAATCCACTTCTTTATATTCTCGCTTGAGTTCTGTCCATAGCTTAAAGTTATAAACATCTTTCATGCAATAGGTAAGCTCTTTAACATCGCCTTCAAAATATTTATTAGCAAATTTCTTACATCTTTCGACCCAATCTACTTTTGCTTTACCTTTAATTGGAGTTCCAAGCCCAGAAATGCTATCGCAAGCAGCCCACAAATTGTCTTCCCATAAAGTGAGTGCAACTTCAATTAAACCGCTCACAAACATCACGCCTTCACCATAATGAGAAATCATCTCTGTAGGTAAATACACAGCCGTGAATGGAGCTTGTGGATAATCTTTATCACCAGTAACTGGAAGTAGTGAAATGCCGCAGAAAAATTCTCTATTAGCATAGATAAAATCTTCTACTTCATTCCACTCGTCAGGCTTAACATTGATTGTATTACTTACATTATGAGTTAGCCAAGGCTTAGTGCAAAGTTCAATATTAGTTCCGGGCAATACCCAGTTCTGTTGAGTTGACTTTACAATCTTAAGTAATTCAATAGCTGTAATCTTATTCTTTGTCTTGCTACCATCTGGGACTTCGATACAGAAGGCGATTACGTCATCGGTCCTATTGGCCGACCAAACAGATTCTTCGCACGCTCTGGGGTTGACTTTATTGAAGTGCTGGTATAATGCCTCCACCTTATTCGCCTGTACGCGACGAATGTAGCGTTTAGCATGATGAGGGTGAATACCACTGGCAGTGCCAAGGATACAGCTAGCAGTGCCTTCAGGCTTGACACAGGTGACTCTCGCCGCTTGATTAATTCCAATCTTCTGGGCGATAGATTTGTTGGTTTCTTTTGCAAGCTCTGCTGCCTTTCGTTGAATATCTGGATTCAAGCAGATTTCAGGCTTTTCTAACCAACCTGTTCCAGATACGCCTAGTAATGCCTCTCTAGCAAAAATCTTTTCGCTAGTCTCTCCTAAATATGGAAAACTATTGAATCCAGCTTGAAGAGTGCCAATAATAGTTACTGCTTTAACTGCATCATAAAAATCTTGCTCAGTAGTAACTTTAGCACAGTTAACTGTAGAAAGATTACAACCTTGCCACCCACTCTTGCCAGTTTCTACATCCACTGGATACATGCCAATTTCAACACATGGATTAACAATAAAGTCTTCATCGTCGGCCCATACAAAACCCGGCTCACCAAACTGCTTAACCGATTGCATTAACTCTGCAAATTGTTCAGGAGTTGTTTTACCCCTTAGAAGAAGTGCCGAGTTATTTGAGCGACCCCGCTGAGGATTATCAGTAAACCAATTGCCAGTTTTAGCTGTAGCCATCTCTTTATCGTCTGGCGAGAAGAGACAAATGGTAGCACTACGGCGCACTCCACCACTAATAACAGCATCGGCAGCGTGCATAACAATATCGTATGCTTCGATTGATTTAAGTCTACCATCTCCTCTATTAACTGCATTGTCTAGAACTTTCTTAATATTGCCAAGAGCTTTCTTTAGTGGTTCTGCCCCCGGAGCTTTTCCACCTCCAGAAATTCTCGTTCCTTTGGCTCTGATCTTGTCGAAATTAAACTGAACTTCTTTTCCGTTATATTCTGGAAAATCAGTTTCACCTTCAAAATATGAACTGAGCAACACTCCAATTGCATCGCTCCAACCTTCAATTTCATCTGGTACTGTATATTTTACTTTGCCAGATCTTTCTTTAGATAAATTAGGCAGTTTTTCGATATGTTTTTTCTGTACTGAAAATCCTACACCACAACCACAAAGAAGCATGTACATACACTCTTGAAAGAATCTAATCCTATCAATGAAAGATACTGTACAATTAAACATACGGGCGTTATGTTTAAAAATAGGATCTCCACCGAATTGCAATGCTCTCTGCGACCCCAACCCCTTCTTCTTGAGCATCATATCATATGCCCAGTCAATATCTGCATGGAGGTCTTCGCTCTTGTCTGCATATTGTTTATGCATCATATTCCTAACACGGTCAACACTTTCCTTATACGTTTCTCGTCTTTTCTTATCTGGTAAATATCTTGCATATTTTGCAGAAAACGTGTAATCCTGTAAAGCTTTAATCGACATTATTCTTTTGCCCTTTTGTTTTTTAATTTGATACTTAGATTACTGAATACGCTATATTCAAAATCTACTTCTTTAATTTGTAATCCATTTTCTATTAGGAAATTGATGATTTTAACATCATCTTCGCTCATGGAATAAATCACTCCATGTTTATCTACTATAATTTTTCTGATCCCGTTCTGCCATAGGATTTTTGAACAGACAGAACATGGATATCCAGTTACATAAGCTCGTAAGTTTTTTTCTTTTACGATCATATTAGCTAAGGCGTTTTGTTCCGCATGAATCATATAAGGATATTTATATGGGCGTATCATTGGTAGATTCTCGTCCTTTGTATCGGCTGGAAAGCCGTTATATCCTATGCTAACGACATGATTGTCTTCGTTAACAATAACACAGCCCACTTGCGTTTGAGCGTCATGTGAACGCACAGCGGCTAAATGGGCCATTGCCATGAAGTATTGATCCCAGTCAGTTCTCATTTTTTAAGGTACTCGTTGTGAATCCAAGAGATTTGAAAGTCTTGTTGTTCAGGCCCATAAGCTACTAACTTATTATAACCTTCTCTTGCTTCAAAGTATCCAAAATATCCAGAAAGTCTTTTATTTGTTTCGGTTCCGGGAACTGATTGTCGAGTTACTTTTTGTAGCTTGTCTAAGTCTACCGTCTTTAAATTAATCATTATATTGTCCTATTATTCTGCAATTTTAAAAAATGAAAGAACATCCTTTTTAAGCATTTCTCCAACGTATTCAATTTGTTCGCTATCAGGATTTTCATCTGCAAATGATAGAAAATAAAATTCTGTAATTTCATCAGCAATAAGTTCGTTTAACATTTTTGCGTTGTAATCACTCTCTTTGAATAGCTTATCCAGCTTAGAAGATAAAGAGAAGGCTATATAACCTTCATATCTCTCGTCTAATACTTGAAAGCTAATGCAGTAGTAAGATACTTTATTTTGTTTAAACTTAAAGAAGCTCAAAATATCATTTGACCAATCAAATTCTTCTTTAATATCAATATTGCCAATTTTAATACTCATTCTTATCGCTTTCTAAAACCACGGTTATTTTGTTTAGTCTGATATCAATGAAGGTCTTGTCGCCAACCTTCCTTACATTGATATTATCCAACACCGCTTTCACTTTGTCAAGGTCTGACTGGGAGAAATTTAGCTGATTCAGTAAAATTTCAACCAACTTATCTTTTAATTCCATTTGAAGCTCCAGCGACAGCAGTCGCCATTCCGTTAGACAGTGGGATTACTTTTTTTTTAACATCTTCTAGGATGTCATTTCGCTCTACATTGCCATGCATTATTTTATCTAGTTTATTTGTATGATCATTTAATATATTTGCATGAACATTAAAATTTGTCACTAGAATTTCATTTTGCTTTTCTAATATCTCGGTTGTTCTACTAGAACTATTTTTGAGTTCAGTTACTAATTCAAAGTGTGCATCGACAATAGGTTCGATTTTTACAAAAACTTTTTTACCAAGTTTGTAGACTATAAATCCAGTGATTAACCATAAGCCTACCGGAAATCCAGTTTTATTAATAAACTCGCCTAAATTCGGTAAAACTTCATGCCATGTCATCATAATTCATCTCCTAAAAAATAAAGGGGACTGGGAGTCCCAATCCCCCTAAGTGTAATTACTTACCAGTAATGGCTGAGTAGTTATATTTATTAGATGATGTAGCAGGATTGTAATCAACGAAGTTGGTCAAGATGTACAATTCGCCCGGAATTGCTCTGCTTGGAATAGACCCGGATGTACCGAAATCTGCGCCAGCCGTTCCAGTTGGATCTGTAATCCATGTTTTTCTTTTTAAAATCTTTGTACCGTTAGTATTCCAACCTGTAAAACTAAATTGCATTTTACGCATTAAAGTTGTTGAGTTGTCATAATTATCCTTGATAAAGTAAGGATATTTTGGACCAGAAACTGTATTTGCCATGAATAGCAAGAACGTCTTGGAAACTCCAGCGAGAGTTGTAGCAACTCTAGAGATAAGCCAAGTATTACCTGATCTGCTATTGGAATTATAGGCAAATGTTCCACCGGAAAGAATCTTAGCAGTGTTATATGTGCTTGCACCACTCAATTCTTTTGGACCCGGATAGATAGTTTGATCTACTTGATTTACATCTTTAACCTGAATTGCTTTTGTAATTGTTGCGGTGGCCGTTGACAATCCGATGATTGTTCCGCCCTGAGTTTGCCTTGTGAATGATCCACCTGTAGTATTTTTAAGGTGGCTATTTGAACTTGGAACCATTGTAATTCTCCATTTATATAAGCTATTATTTCTATTTTCCTATTGTCCTGTTAATTTGGTTCCTTCTTCCTACTATACTATACACAATTCGCGACACAGTTCTAGGGCTTTTTTTAATTTTTTTCTTGCGGCTTCTTTTCCGTACCCATTTTCTTCACCAATTTCTTTATTTGTCATTCCATAATAGAACTTCTGAATCAAGATCTTATGAAGTTCTGGGTTTAAATCCTGAACAGACATCAATATATCGCGAGCTTCATTTTTTGCATCATTATCGTATTTAGCAACGCTATGAAAGTTTTCAATATATTCTTGATCTTTAGAATACTTTTGCTTCTTCTTATAAACTCTTCTGGAGTTATTTTGCATACTCCTATATAAGTAAGATGAAAACTTAACTTTCTTAGACGAATCGAATTTTTGAATACAACCCCAAAGTGTACTCATCATAATAGATTTCATTTCATCTTTCGTGCATATTCCTTTTAAGTTTTCACTGCATACCTTATACATAATTTTTTTATAGTATTCATTTTCAATAGCGTCTTTAAATTTTGATTCATTTGCACACTGCATCTTCTATTTCCTTCCGAACATTTGTAAAATTGAATAATTTTCCTACACCTACACAAAAAGTATATCTACTCATTATTCTCAATGCTTCAATTCCACTAATAACCTTCATTTTATCTGAAACTTTATGAGTTAAATCAAAATTTGTATATCCTAGCCAACACTGCCATCTATCAGACGGTTTCAGGATTGAGTCAGATGGAACTGCACCAAACGGTGTATGTAAAACAGGTGACTGCATTTCAGATAAAAATGGAGACATTAAGCTATCCATCTGCATTGTCTGGTCTTCCTCGCCCCCTAAGCTATCTAGAATTAGATTATCTATCGGAGATCCTTCGGCTAATTCAATTTCTTTTTCATTCCAGTTTTCCCACATGATTTTTTTCATTAATTTAGCTCCACTTGTGTAGGATCTATGACTAAATTTGACGGCGTTTTTGATTCGCTGTATATTTTACTAAACGCTAAAAATTTCTTTTTCCCATCGGTTATGTCCTTTGCTTGAATTTTTAATTGATCTTCTATCATTTTATTGAATTCTCCATTGGTAACGCTACTCATCAATGATGCAAATTTTTTAACATCATCTATAGTATCACCCCAAGACGCTTCAAAAGCAACATCTCCTTGGTCGTCTAAACAAAATATAATAAATGATTTTGGAGAAAAGCTGTCTTCTTCTTCAGGAGAATGTTCTTGAGATGATTTCATTATAATATTCATCCGTAATTAATGAGGTAAATTCTTGTATATTTATTACTTTGCCGATCTTATTTATATTTTTAAAATATGGCATTTTAATTGTATAAACAATATCTATATCTTTTTCATTTTTTTTGCAGCCAACAAGTTCTTTTATCGGCCATTCATAAGATATTTTTATAAAATCATTATATAAATCATTAACACAGCCGTCTATATCTTTATGAAATATATTAATTCTTTTTTTTAGAACTTTATTATCATCGGTTATTAGTATTTTGTAATAATCAAAACTTGACTGAGGCGATGATCTATCTGCAAAAATAGGTATGAGTACTACGTTGACTATATATTCTATATCCAATATTACCTCCTGTAAAGTATAAGGTCTAGTAGTATTATACTAGACCTCACGCAAAAGTCAATACTAATTTAGTAAAATCCATGAGATTGCTCTCATTTTTTCGGATAACACTATCTGCTCTTCTTTTGTGATAATGGATTCATTTTCTCCTAGTGTAGATAGTATAATTTTATACATTCTATCTCCAAGAGCTTTGTACTTATTACTTAGCCTACTGTTAAAAGTTAGCTTAGCAGAGTCTACATAGAAATTTTCAAAAGATATTGAGCTTACATTTTCATAAGATGGCAATCTCTTGCCCATTTCATTATGAAATATAGCGATAATCTCCCTATCAAAAACTTCATCTGACCCTGAAACTATGTTTTTTACATCTTTTAACTCTTCGAATAATTTATCTGTAGGCTTTTTCAAGTCTAACATTTTATTATAATCTGTAGATGGAATTACTGGTTTATCAATATTAATTCCTGAGATACTATCCCAAAAGAAACCAATCAATACAAAAGCAATTCCTAAATATACTCTAGGTTTCATATTATTTGTCCACTTTAATTAACATTGGGAAAATTTCATCTAGTGTTATAACAGCTTCGGATAGATTGTTTTCTTCGCAAGCATCCTTGAATGATTGCCACTTCTGAACAATCTCTACTAAATTATCTTTAGTGTCAACTGGAGCGATAGGAACTGGAGCTGGAGTGATATTTGGAATATCTATTTCACTAGCCTTCTTCTCTAATTTTTTAAGAAGAGAAGAGAAGTCAAATGATGACAGAATTATAGCAAGCCCAAGACCTAAGAAAATTATTTGACCTGTACTCATTGAGCCACCTCAGTCTTTCTAACTGAGTCGCCAACAATCCAGCTCGCACAAAGTAGTACGATATTTTGAATTTGATCTGAGCTTAGAGTTGTAACTCCCAAACTTTCTGTTGTTACAGCTAATACGCCAGCTACTGCAACCCAGAATCTACGAGATTGAAGTAGGGCTTGAATCTTAGTTTGCATTTTTTGCCTCCTGAACGATTGATTGAAAATTTTCCGATGTTATTTTTTTTGACTCTGCCAATATAAGATCCTGTACTTGTGGTCTTAAATGGGCATATTCCTTCGGAAGCTTATCTTTTACAGCTTTACGCAATAGAATTTTGTCGAGTGGGCCGGGATTTTTAACCCGGTCTTCTAGACTTCTTCCGAACACATTACATTTCATTAGCAGTTGAAGAACTCCAATAATGATTGATCCAATAATTATAATTAGACCAAAATCAAAAGAGTAGTTGTTTTCGCCATCCTCTATATTTGATGCTATTTCTTTAGCCAGATCCTCTATTGCACTCATGGGTTCACCTGAATATATTGTACTTGGGGTTGTACTTGAGGTTGAGTTGTCTGAATTGGCGGCTCTTCTTTTGGTTTACATTTACACACGCCACCATCTTTTGAACATTGACATTTGAGCTTATTGCCATCTGCCTGAACTATTTCGCCAGTCCCGTTGCATTTACATGCGATTTCAGGGGCTGGAGGAGCTGGCTTTGGCACATTTTCTTTTTTAATATTTTTCTTTTCTGCGGTATCTAAAATACTATTAACTCTTTCAACTTCTTTTTTTAGATCTGATTGAATATCTCTAGATCCATATACTTGAGATTGTTTATCTGCTACATTATATTCGCTATAACTATAGCCAATAATTAGTCCAATCCCAAGAACTAGTACACTTTTTAAATTCATGCGAAAATCTCCTTCACTCTTGTCCAGTCCATCTTGCGTTTAAAGCCATTGAAGTTAGTGTAGGCAAATGTTGCTCCAGCACCAATCATACCCTCAGCAACCTTTTGTCTAACCCAGAAACTTCCATCTGGTTGTTCATACCACTTAGGTCCACTATTCCAAAGACCCCAACTATTTTGAACTAGGAATAGCATTTCATTAAATCTTTCATAAGTATCATCACATGCAATTAATGCCATTGCGTGCGCCCAACTACCTTGAGGTTCAGCTATTCCATTCTTATCTCTCTGAGAAGAGAATCCATAATTAGAGCAAACAGATAAAACATACCCGTTAGCCAATAAGTCTCTAGCTTGTTCTACGCTATTTACAGCTGTTACTGTAGTGATTTTATGCTCTGCACATTCTTTGATAACTGGTTCTGGAATGCCTCTGCCACCCCAGTTCATTCCTATTTTAGCATTGTACGTGGATAAGTCAATGCCAAGTTTTTCATATTTTTGACGAAGTAAGAATCCACCCGTCACGCTTACAAACCTTGCAGCTTGTGAGCAGTGCATTCCTAGGCCGCTAGACCCCCTAGAACCGTAGATTGGTTCGGTAGCACCTCTAGCAATGAAAGATTCTTTCTC